ATTTATTACATGCTTTTCAATTTCTTCATCAGCAGCATTCATGCTTATTCCTGCACAAAATGCAAGATAACCCGATGCAAGTGAAAATGGTCTACTTCCCATATCTCCCAATGAAATTCCATTACTTTCAAGATGCCTTACTGCTCCAAAAGTAAGTTCTTTTGCTACATATCTCTTGTTGTTGATTAAAAATGTATTCATAGATCCCTTTTCCTTTCCCTGCTTAAAGGGAAAGGGGCAGCCCGAAAGCCGCCCCATGTTCCGTTAAGCATTTTGCTGTGTCAAAAATTCCGTGATAATATCCGCTTTAAGTGTCTCGGTTATCGTATAACCTCTCGTATTCGCGATAGATTCAATCTCACTAATAGTAAGTTCGTTAAGTTCTGCCTGAGTAAATTCATAATTAAGCTCCTGTTCAGCCAAGAACTCATCAACAATATCCTGTGTAGTTGAACCTGTGATTGTATATCCTCTCTGAGTTGCGAGAGCAAGGATTTCTGAATCAGTCATCGCGCCGAGTGCTGTTGCATCAAGATAACCAGTGGTCTGACTAGTGTTGCCGCCCTGATTGCCACTTCCACCAGAGCTAGTTACCCCGCCGGTTCAATAGCGGTAAGTTCGCCCTTGTAATCCTCAATAGCGAATCCAATCTCAATTGTCAAAAGCTCGTTCTGAGAAAACTCAGGCATAGGAAGTCTCTGAGGAGGCTGTGCTACTACAAAGAAACCATTCGTTGCATTGGGAATCCATACCTCAAACCATGTCTTAAGATTTGAAGCCTTAGCTGTGTTATAAGCTGAAATCATTGTCTGAAGCTGTGTAGCTACTTCAGCTGTGTAGTTGAATGTAACTGTCCAATCACCGCCTGAATCCTGTCTACCTGCAACATATTTTGAAATGTAATCTTCTAATGCAGATGCATCTATCTTTTCTGTTGACAACTCGATTCCAGCAATAGCATTACATCTTTCAAGCCACGTAAATGCTGCCGGACAAGTTCCGGCTGTTGTTTCAACACCATAACCGAATTTCACTCCAAGAGTGGACAATCCTGCTTCTTGAACTGCCATATCTTCTCCTTTCTACCTATTAAATAGGCAATAAAAAAGAAAGGAAATTCCCTTTCTTTAGTTTTTTATATATGAAAAAGCTTTTTAAGCTAAATCATTCTTCTTGCGGTACTAATTCCTTATCACCGCTTGCAATCACTCTGTTAAGCCTTGCGATTGCAATATACTTTTTATCTGACGTTCTAGGATCTGGAAACGTCTCAACATTGAAATGCAATTTTTTCATCTGTTGAATACCGGCAGTTATTATCCTGCGACATTCATTTTCTGACTTATCAGAGTAAACAATAAGCTCAAATGTGCAATTGATACCATTTACAGTATCGTTGGTCAAATCTCTTCCAACTTCATAAGGAGGTAACATGTGTACATACATAGTCGGAAAATCGCCAACAAACTCAAGCGATTCTTCCTGATTAGATGTTGTGCAGTTAAGACTTGGATATGGTGCAGATGCTTTCTGTACAAGCTCATATTTAAGAATAGTCAGTATATATGATTCAATTTTGGAATACCATGTTTCATCTACCATCTGTTCTAAATACCTTTCTTGCTATGTTATAAACCTGCTCGTACATTTTCATCTCGGCATGATACATTGGATGAGTCGGCGTTACACCAAAACCTCTTTTCCATTCGCCCTTGCCGTTTTCATCCCATTCCTTATACCACCAAGAATCTTCAAAAGCATGTGTCTGCCCAGGAAATGTACCCTGACCTACACCTTCTACATCAAAAAGAACCTCTGCGTATGATGCACTACCAAACTCAGCAAGTAATATGGGACTAAGCACAGCGGTTTTCTTTTCACCAAAAAAGTCCCATTCAGCAACAATCTTCTGATTATCTTCACCAACAAGATAACCTATCGTAGTTATTCCGCCTTTTCCTTTTTTAGAAAAAGTAATATACTTGCCATAACTACCTGCATGTTCCTCGGCTACACTGATACCAAGATTAAGAAGCTCATATACAAACTGCTCATTCTTTATAGCCAAACTGTCGCGATATGCTTTTAATTCTCCTATTGCTCTATTAATGCTTTTTTGATTAAGAGATATTTCAATTTTCATTGTTTGATACCGCTTGCATCATTGCTTTCCAAAAAAGCTGCCCTTCATTCATAACACCCATTACTCTGAAATCAGCAGATGTAGGATCAATTTCATCACCATCAATATACTTAATCTGTGACTGCTTCCAGATAAGAGTGCCTGTCCTGAATGGGAACTGACCTCTTTTGTAAGTCATCTTTGCATCTGCCATGTTTTGCGTTCCAAATGCCTGTAATTCATTTTCTGTAAGTTGCCCTGAGATTGAATTAAAAAACATTATCGGGTTTGAATATTTATCCTTAAACTCGCCCGTTTCGACAGGGATACGTTCACCCGCTTGAATCCTGTATATGATATTGCCTTGGTCATCTCTTTCATAAATCGGTTCTTTTCCTATAAGAAGTGCATAGTACATACGCTGCTTTATTCTTCTTGCAACCCTCATTTCTGCCCTCCTTATCTTGAGATAGGATAAACCCCATAAAAAAGACTATTCCTATCGATATAATCTATTCTTGTTCCATCAGCACTATAGGATGATTGTCCTTCTGCACCGACTTTGTTATAGTCATACCTTGCTACATCTTCTATATTGGAATAATACTTATACATATCGGAATCAATCTGAGCCTCGGTATAATAACCCGGATAATTTCTCGCCCTCTTGACATCACGAAATGCCCCCTCGACTTTCTTTCTTAAAAGCGGTTCATTTACCTTATCTGATTGCGAGTCATCCGCGTTAATCTCTACTTTTAAGTTCTCAAAAATCTCATCAAGCATTTCATTTACAGTCATAATCACAACCCCAATTTCTCGATAAGCTCTGATCTTATATCGGATGCTTCTTTGTCCTTGACTTCAACACCATTCTGCTTTGCGACAGATTTAAGTTTCATATAGGGCATTTTCTGTACATCTTCCACTGTGTAGCTTACCGGTTCCTCAACCTTAGTTTCATTCTTTTTCTTTGCGGGTTTATCTAAAACTCTTTTAATAAGGGCAACTCTCTGGAAATTATTCCCGCTAAGTAAGTCCCTTATTCGCGCATCTGAAACGTTAAGCCCATCACGAGGGTAAGTATCACCCTCGCGATAAGCATAATCGTTATCCTGCGCATCAGTAAAATACCTAATTACTTCATACTGCATACGCTTTCCCTTTCTTGTTATCAAGCACTTGCTGATACTGTAACAGCAACGGTCTTAACAACAGAACCATTGATTGTGCATGTGAGATTTGCTGTGCCAGCTGCAACACCTGTAAGAACAACATCAGCATCGCTAAGTCCATCAGCAACAGTAAATACATCTGTATCTGCGGATGCCCATGTATAAGCTGTTCCAGCAGGAGCAACCTTAGCATGAACTGTATCAAGTCCACCAACAGGAATTGTGATTGTATTTACATCAGTTGTAACTGTAGGAGTTACTGTTCCGCCAATCTCACCAACTACGATACCATCAATTCTCTCAGCAAAGAGAACGATACCTGAAACAACAACATCCTCTGCTGTCATTGTCTTATAATCAGGAAGCTCATGGATTCCGATGTAGCCAAGCTCATCAGATGTGAACTCAAATACTTCGTCAAGGTCTGCACCATTTACAGGAACATAGTAAAGCACAAGATTCTCTTTAGCTGTTCCGTATACAGTTCCCTTGGGAATATTTGAATTAAGGATTACTGTACCAAGTCCAAGGAAGTTCTCGATATAAGACATACCGAATACCTGCTGAACTGTGATCTGTGCTGAACCAAGATAATCTGCAACATCAAGAGGATTCATAAAGTATACAGCGTCAATCTCTGTATCCTCAAAAAGAACCTGTAACTGTCCCCAAATTGCTGCAAGAGTTGCCTGAAATGTTGCACCAGCTGCAATTCCAGTTCCCTGTCCAAGGAAATTGAAGAAATACTTTTTGATACCCTTCTGAGCATCCTTAAGCATCTCATCAGTTGTCATTGTTACTGCCTGATTGTAACCCTTTTCGATGATAGCCTCAGCGCTTGTAGCTTTTCTCCACTTCTTAAAAGGAATCTCACCAAAGTTTACAGGTACAGTCTTATAATGGCTAAGAGGGATAAGATCACCTTCAGCTACAAGACCATCCTGAAGAGTACCTGTTGCCTTATAAGCCTTAAGGTAAGTTCCTGCTACCTTAGCTTCTTTTCTTGTTACGCCAAGAGCTTCAACGAGTTTCTTAATACTATCTGTAAAACGATAGACAAAATCAAGCTCTCTTGCCTTTGCTAGATCGGCTTTTTTAATAAGATTTTTTTCAGCTGCCATTTTTATTCTCCTTTTCTTTTACGTAAACAAATTCAGATGCTTAGCAATCTCTTTTTGACGTTCATCTCTATCTTTGATTGCCAAGATTTCCTCCTTTGTCATAGAAGAAGAATCATCGTCACCCACGTTGACTCTAGGGCGTGATGCTTTCCATTCAGCTTCCTTTTCTTTGATGAGTGCTTGTGTGTGTTGCCTCTGTATATCGGCAAGCGCATCCATATCACCCTCTATCTCTGCTTTAGCAGCCTTTTCAGCGAGTTCTTCAGACATGCCTTGAACTCTGTAACGCTTTAAAGCCTCATTCTGAGCTTTGTATGTTTCAAGCTCTTTAAGATGTTCCTGTTTAGCCTCATCATCAGCCGCCTTTTTCTCGGCTTCCAATTCCGCCTCAGTCATCTTTGCCCGAAGCTGCTTTGTTGCATCACCAGCCTTCTTTAATGCAGAATCGCGCTCTGCTTTAAGCTTTTTAGCTTCAGCTTTAGCGGCAGCAATCTCACTTAATGCATCCTCATATGTCTTTGATGGTGGCTCATCGTTTGTTTCCGGTTCTGCGTTCCCGCCGTCATCAGCACCGGCTCCCTCTTCGCCTCCATCTTCGGCAAAGAACTGCAAGTTAAGTGGCATCAAGTCGTGTGTTTCTTTGATCTTTCTTCTCATATTCTGTTTTTTCTCCTTTTGTGTTTTATTGTTCGTCACTTCTCTGTGACGTTGTGTGATTACGCTTTCTCTAGCGGTTTATGCAATAAAAAAACGCCCAGAATTACTCTGAACGTAAAAAGGCACATATCCTTTGATAGATATGCACCTTAGAGGTAAATAATATGAAAAAACCTTTATCATGGTGGTTGATAAAGAAAAGGCACCTATGCTTTGATACATAGATGCCTTATAGGAGGAGGAAATAAGCTTTGATTACATGGGGGATGTATCTTAGCTTATCTGCAATATGGAACTTTTTAAGGTTCTGGATCATTAAGGACAATCTCAATCAATGTAGCTGATTTGATTATCCAACGATTAACCGTCCTATCTTTTATATCCTGGTCTAATGCTGCATAAGAGGAAGCATATATCTTGCATACTTCAGCTCCTTGCAAATCTGAAACTACAACCTGCACGTTGTCAGTCTTAAGTGCAGATAAAAAATCACTAAGCTTCATCTGATAGCTCCTTTCTTATTTCTTAGAGAGATATTCGTACAAGTCTTTTCTTGCTGATTTAAGTTCGCCTTTACTTCCATCATCTGATAAGGCAGCATCCATAAGTGCCAGCAAAGCCTGCTGCGTAACCTTATTTCCTTCATCAATCTTATCAAAGTGTTCTTCATCATTATCAAGCCGTTTATCCACTTCTGCTCTCCATGTTTCAAGGCTTACTATTCTGCTCTCTAATTTTTCTTGCGGTTCTTTCGACTTAGCCTTTAGCAATATGATCTTTTCTATTATGTTTAATAATGTAAGGATTAGTCCAATTAAAATAACAAAAAATCCCCAAATCTGCTCAGATGTATATGCCATAGCTTACTCTCTTTTCTATAGTAAAAAGTCTAGTATTAAGGTTCGATTTCTGGTTCTACTGGTTCCTGATTATCAATTATCTTTTCAAGATTTCCTATCTTAACACCGTACTCATTCTGAACAACATAATAAGCAAGTTCAAGAGTATCAAGCTGTAATCCATAAAGGACTTCATTGTGATATTTTATCTCTGCTTCTTTCTCAGTATCATAAACAAAACTCTGAGTTGTTACGTCATCTCCAACTTTAACATTGCATCTAAATATGTATTTTCCTTCGTATTCTAGCATTTATTTATCCTCCTTAGAATTTAAAATAAAAATTAAAAAGCACCCACTATGGATGCTTTTTAATAAATACTTTATTTTCGGAATTTGGTAAATTTGACCAGAAAGTAATCGGTCATGCAGTTGG